AGCGCTGAGCGTTATGGCGCTGAGCGCGATCGCTTCGGTCATCCAGCTGACCGAATAGCCCACGCCCAGGCCGAACAGCATCGATGCGATGACCGCGGTGATGGCGCGGCTCCAGTGCGGCACGTTCAGATGCGTGAACAGCCGCTTCTGCGCTTCGAGGTACTCGCGCCACAGGCGTGTTTCCTCGATGTCGTTGCTCAGTTGCTCGGTCGTGATCGTTGCCTTCTTCGACGTACGTGGCTTCTTCGTTTCCATGAGTGATCTCCTTCGTTGTATCCACTCGGATACATCGGTTCAGATAGAACGAGGCCCGCGGTTTTTGCGGGCCTCGAACAACATCTCGCTGAGCCAAGACCGTTTGCGTCGGCGCTTGGCGCGCGATGGCTTCATCCAGTCGTCGCTCGGTAGCTTCTCGGCTTCGACACGACGCACTTGCTCAGCCAGCTCTTCGTTGCTGAGCCATTCGCTGCGGTTGCGCTTCACCTCAGAGCCCCCGTCTGCCGGCGCACCGTTCCGCCGTTCTTTTTGGCTTCGTTCGACGCCCGAACAAAGTCTCCGGGCACTGCCGGATCGAACTCGTACACGCGCTTCGGTGCACTCGCGTTCTGCTTGGCTGAACGCTTCGTGCTCAGTTGCTTGAACGCTTCGAGCTTGGACTGCAGCGCAGCCTTGTCGCCTTCGAGCTCCGCGATGCGCAGCCGCGCGGCTTCGAGCTGAGCGTTGCGCTCCGCCAGCGCCTGCGCGAGCTCCAGCTTGGTGGGCTTAGCGGCCATGGCGCACCTCCACACAGCAGCGCAGCTGCTCGCTGTCGTTGAGCACGAGCACGTAGTGCGACGCAGCTGCGAGCGCGCAGATGATCAAGTACTTGGTCATCACGATCTCCTTGGGTTGATGAACGAACACAACCTCATGAGATCGAACAGGGCGCGCGGTTTTTGCGCGCCCTGCCACCCGGAGCACAAAGGAATCCTTTTCCCCGGAGCGAAACACGAATCCGAAGTGGGGTGTCGAACGAGGCGACGGGGGAGGGGAGACTCAGTTCCCCGGCTATGCAGCTACAAAGCAAAAATATCTGGGGGTGTAAAAAAAACTTTACACCCCCATCCCCCTCGAACGCGACCGAACAAAAAAAATTTAGAAAACTGGCGTTCGATCGAAGTTCTATCTAAGATTGCGGGCTATGGCAGCAGGACAGATGCCCGCCCCTCATCGTCGCGGAAAGAACAACAAGGGAAGTGACTCGAAGACCCTGAAGGCGAACTACCGCGGGCTCGCCGACATGTCGCCGGCTGAGGTCGAGCAGCTGCCGGACGATGGCACGTGGAAGCCGAGCGAGAAGGCCCGCAACTTCGTCAAGCACTGGGCCTCCGGCGAGTCGATCCGCAACGCCGCCTACAAGGCGGGCTATGGCTTAGACGCCGCGTACGCCTACAAGCTCGTGCGCCACCCCACAGTGCTGCGCATGTACAACGAGGAGAAGGTCAAGTACGAGCAGGCGGCGCAGATGACGCGCAAGAAGGTCATGGACGGCCTGCTCGAGGCCGTGGAGATGGCCAAGCTGATGGCCGAGCCCGCTTCGATGATCGCCGGCTGGCGCGAGATCGGGAAGATGTGCGGCTACTACGAGCCGGTGAAGAAGACGATCGACGTCAACGTCACCGGTAACGTCGTGATGGAGCGCCTGAACCGCCTGTCCGACGCCGAGCTGCTCAAGCTGATCACCCAGGAGGTCTCCAGTGTTGTCGAGCAAGAGCTCCTCACCGACGAATCCGGCGACGAAGACGCCTGAATTCGACCCGCATGCCCCGTTCGTCGACGAAAAAGGCTACGACTACGACGACTTCGCGGCGTTCCTCGCCGGCCGCAAAGAAAACTGCTGGCGCAACCGCGAAATCGAAAGCATCTGGAGCGTCTCCGGCAAAGACCCCTCTCGCGCACGGCGCTACGTCGGCGCCGTGCGCCACTGCTACGACAAGGACGGAAACATCAACCTCGGGCTCGGCCGCCCCCAGCAGCGCTCCTTCCCGTTTTGACCCCGACTTCGAGCGCCAGCTCGAGTTCGCCAAGGCCAGCCCCGAGAACACCGCCCCTCTGCCTCCTTTGAACCCCCGGCGCCATGCGCTGGAGAAGGAGATGGCCAGCCGCGTGCTCGCGCGGCGGCGCCTGTTGCCGTTCGTGCAGCGCATGAACGAGCGCTACGACGCCGGTTGGGTGCACGAGGACATCTGCCACCGCCTGGAGAAGTTCAGCGACGACGTCGCCAAGGGGTTGTCGCCGCGGCTGATGCTCCTGATGCCCCCGCGGCATGGGAAGAGCGAGCTCGCGAGCAAGAACTTCCCGGCCTGGCACCTGGGCCGGCATCCGGACCACGAGTTCATCGCCTGCTCGTACAACCTGAGCCTGGCGATGGGCTTCAGCCGCAAGGTCAAGCAGATCATCGACGACCCGTCGTACCAGTCGGTCTTCGCAGAGACCCGCCTGGACCCGAACAACTCGTCGACCGAGGAGTGGGGCATCCACAACCAGCGCGGCGGCTACGTCGCAGCTGGTATCGGCGGCCCGATCACCGGCAAGGGCGCGCACGTGCTCGTGATCGACGACCCGGTGAAGAACGCCGAGGAGGCGGACTCGGCCGACGCGCGCGAGAAGATCTGGGAGTGGTACCTGTCCACCGCGTACACGCGCCTGGCCCCCGGAGGGGGCGTGCTCGTGATCCAGACCTGGTGGCACGACGACGACCTGGCCGGGCGGCTGCAGCAGATGATGGCCCAGGCCGGCGAGCTCGACGACGACGTCGATCAGTTCGAGGTGGTCAAGTACCCCGCTATCGCGGAGCGCGACGAGTACCTGGACGAGACCACCGGCTTGATCGCGTACGACGAGGCGCCGGCGCAGGGCCGTCTGCTGCGTGCCCGCGGCGAGGCGCTGCACCCCAGCCGCTACGACCTGAAGAAGCTCAGCCGCATCCGGGCGCTCAACCGCAAGGGCGACGGCACTGACGGGCGCTGGTGGTCGGCGCTGTACCAGCAGAACCCGGTGCCTGACGACGGCAGCTACTTCACCAAGGACCAGTTCCGGCGGGGGCCGATTCCGGCGAAGCCCGAGGCGCGCGTGTACATCGCGTGGGACTTCGCGATCAGCGAGAAGAAGCAGAACGACTACACCGTCGGCTCGGTGGGCCTGCAGGACGGCGACGACGTCCTGCACGTCGCGGAGGTGGTGCGCTTCAAGTCCGGCGACGCTTTTTTCATCGTGGAATCTATCTTAGATCTAACGGCGAAGTGGTATAGTCCGTCCCTGATTCTGGGCTTCGAGGACGGGCAGATCTTCCGTGCGATCGAGGCGCTGTTGAAGAAGCGCATGCGCGAGCGGCGGATCTACCCGGCCGTCGAGGTCTTGAAGCCGATCACGGACAAGATGGCCCGAGCGCGGGCCCTTCAGGGTCGTATGCAGCAAGGCATGGTGAGTTTCAACGACCAGGCTCAGTGGTACGAGACGGTCAGGGCCGAGATGCTGCGCTTTCCCGCCGGCGTTCACGACGACTGCGTCGACTCCCTCGCCTGGATGACGCAACTGGTCGTGGGGCGCGAGCCCCCGAGGAAGCCTCAGCCGCAGCGCATGAAGAGCTGGAAGGACAAGTTGTCCAACCTCGGCGCCGGTCAAGGCTCCCACATGTCCGCTTGAAGCCCAGGAGCCCGAAAGCATGGCCGTCCTCACCGCGAAGTCCCGCAACTCGTTGCGCTCCAGCACCTTCGGGCTGCCGAAGTCGCGCAAGTACCCGATGCCCGACAAGAGCCACGCGGCGAACGCCAAGAGCCGCGCGAGCCAGCAGCTGCACCGCGGCAACCTGAGCAAGAGCCAGTACAGCCAGATCGTCTCGAAGGCGAATCGCAAGCTGCGGGGGGCGTACTGATGGCCCGCCGCCGCAAAGCCGTCTTCACCCACAAGGGCTGGATCGGCCTGGCGCCGATCTACATCGGCGCGCTCAACGGCCCCGACGACACCCCGCTCGACGTCATGGCGCGCTCCGCGTGGCTCGAGTGGTGGGCGAGCCTGAACTGCTCGGTCATCTACTTCATCGGCTGGCTGTTCGGCACTGACCGAGCCCCGTTCGTCGTCACCGACGACGTCGACCCGCCGATTGTGCGCTACGTCGAGGAGGACGAGTGACCCCTACCGACTTCGTGACCTGGCTTCAAGGCGTCGCCGACGTGCTCGGCGACGAGCCCCCGACGAAAGAGCGCTGGGAGCGCATCGTCAAGCAGCTGAGCGAGGTGCGCGTCACCCCCGCGCCGGCGCCGTTGACCTGGCCGACGCTGAACCCGCCGCCTGTACCCGTCCAGCCGCCGGCGTGGCCGACGTGGACTGTCTGGAGCGCTGGGAACTGCGGCCCCGAGGTCACCAGCACCGCGGTCATCGACTTCTCGAAGACCACGACGCACCGTCTATGAGCCACAACGTCGCCGCAGAGCTCGTAGCGCGCTGCTTCGCCACGCGCACGGCGGCGCACTTCGCGCACCTGAAGACGAAGAGTTACGCCGCGCACGTGGCGCTCAACGAGTTCTACGACGCCGTCATCGAGCATGCGGACGCGTTCGCCGAGTGCTACCAGGGCGTGTTCGGCGTGATCCAGAACTACCCCGAGTACCCGTGTCCGAGCGGAGAGCTAAAGCCGATCGTCGAGCTGCGCGACTGGCTGTCGCAGAACCGCCAGGCGGCCAGCCGCGGCGAGACCGAGCTGGGCAACCTTATCGACGAGATCAAGACGGTGTGTGACCGCGCCATCTACAAGCTGGTGAACCTCAAGTGATCGACTTCAAGCAGATCGACAAGCAGGGTCACTTCTTCGCAGGCGGCTGCATCGCGTCGGCTGTCGCCGCAGTGGCGGTGCCGCACCTTAACCGCGTCGGCTTCGTGCTGGCGTTTTTCGCCGCCGCCATCGTCGGCGTGTGCAAGGAGCTATGGGACGGGCACCACACAGGGCATGTCAAGGACTGGGACGACGCACGAGCCACCGCGCTGGGCGCACTCGTGATGACGGCCTGGCTGTTCGCCTGGAGCTGATCGACGTGGCAATTTCGAAAGCTGCAAAAGCC